TATAATGAAGAAATAAATAATACTACCTCTATAACACAAGGTAGTTTTATGTGGGAGAATGGGATAAAAGATACAAGAGTGATATTCGTACCAAATAAAAATGGTAGATTTTTTATTTCTTGGGTTCCACCTAAAAATTTACAAAATAATGTAATTATAAAAAATGGAATTAAATACCCTGGAAACGATCATATCGGAGCATTTGGTTGTGATTCTTATGATATTAGTGGTACTGTCGATGGCCGCGGGTCTAAAGGAGCGCTTCATGGATTAACTAAGTTTTCAATGGAAGACGCGCCACCAAACCACTTTTTTCTAGAATATATAGCTAGACCTCAAACAGCTGAAATATTTTTTGAAGAGATGTTAATGGCTTTAGTGTTTTATGGTATGCCTATATTAGCTGAAAACAATAAACCAAGATTATTGTACTATATAAGAAGAAGAGGTTATAGAGGTTTTAGCATGAACAGGCCTGATAGATTATGGAATAAGTTATCGCCAGCTGAAAAAGAAGTTGGTGGTATACCAAATACAAGTGAAGATATTAAGCAAGCTCACGCGGCTGCTATAGAGTACTATATTGAAAACTATGTAGGAGAACTTGAAGGCTCATATGGTGATATGTATTTTAACACTACTTTAAATGACTGGAGTAGGTTTAATATAACTAATAGAACAAAACATGATGCTTCTATTAGTTCTGGTTTAGCTATTATGGCTTGTAATAAAAACAAATACAGACCAATACCTGAAAGAGAAAAAAGAGAACCTATTAGTTTAGGAATAAAAAGATACAACAATGAAGGATCTATTTCACAAATAATTAAATAAATGAAGATTACAAATACTTACAGTAGCTTTCCAGATCAGGTAGTACCTGACGAGGTTAAGAACAGTTGGGAATATGGTAGCAAAGTTGCAAGAGCTATAGAAGGAGATTGGTTTAGTGGTACTAGATCTGGTGTAGATAATAGATGGAATACTAATTTCAATAACTTTAGAATGCGTAGATTATACGCTAGAGCGGAGCAACCAGTTCAAAAATATAAAGATGAATTAGCTATTAATGGAGATTTAAGTTATTTAAACCTTGATTGGAAACCAGTACCAATTATACCTAAATTTGTAGACATTGTTGTAAACGGAATGGATGATAAGCTTTATGATATAAAAGCTTTTTCTCAAGATCCTGAGTCAAGAAAAGTAAGATCTAAGTATGCAGAAGATATCTTAAGAGATATGCAAGCAAAAGAGTTTTTACAAAATTTACAAAGTGCTGTAGGTTTAAATTTATTTAATACTGACAATCCAGAAGAGTTACCTGAAAATAAAGAAGAACTAGATTTACACATGCAATTAAGCTACAAGCAATCTAGTGAAATAGCTTGTGAGGAAGCAATTAACAACACTTTAGAGTTTAATAAATACAACCTAACCAAACGTAGAGTTATAGAAGATTTAGTAGTGTTAGGTATAGGTGCTGTAAAAACCAATTGGAATAAAGCTGAAGGAGTAACTGTTGACTATGTGGATCCTGCAAGACTAGTGTATTCTTACACAGAAGATCCTAACTTTGAGGATATGTGGTATGTAGGTGAAGTTAAAAGTATAACTTTACAAGAAATTAAAAAAGAGTTTCCACATTTAACAGATAGTGATTTAGAAAGATTACAAAGATATCAAGGCAATAGTAACTTTTTATATAACTGGAACGGTCGTAATGATGGCAATGCTATATATGTTTTATATTTTGAATACAAAACATATAGTGATCAAGTTTTTAAAATAAAGAAAACTGCTACGGGTTTAGAAAAATCTTTAGAAAAACCAGACACTTTTAATCCACCTGAAAATGATAACTTTGATAGAGTTAGTAGATCAATAGAAGTATTATATAGTGGCGCTAAAGTGTTAGGTTATGATGAGTTGCTTA